GTATACATGTCATGAAAACAAAGCATTTCTTTCACATTTAATGTTCATTTTCTTTCTCCTACTCTCTCCTGTTGCTAATCAGATGTTCTCCTTCTTTAAGCATTTGATGACTGCTTCTTTGTGCCAGTGAAAACTGTGTGCTATTATTGTGACTTTATGTAACTGTGCATTTTCCTGCCCTTCTTACAAAAACTCCATATTCCAACTTTTATGGCCCTATATATCAATACAAGTAGAGGCGTGATGACTAAAGTTCCAATAAATAGATAAAAGTACCTAAGAGCACCGAAATGAAACCAAGGGAGACTAGCAAAATAATCATAGTACTTACCGAGAGACTTCTTCTCTTCTGATTCTATTAAATTGACAACCTGAAGCAATCTTCCTTCAACCTGCACTGTCATATTTGCTCCACCACATTCAAACAGACATTCCTCATTTACTTCAGGTCTCGAGAATGCAACCTTAAAAGCAGACTTAGGCTTAGCTGAATTAAGAAGTGCAGAAGATGGAGACACTGCACTGGGGCAATACAAAGTACCAGGAGTTTTTGAAGCAGGAGCTAGAATTACTTCAATTATTACTGTCGCTCCTGAACCACAATTTGAGCAACCAGTTAAGTGCCTAAAGTGTGCTTCACATTTTGGTTTATTAACTAAGTGCCCCACCTTGTAATCTTTTAGTTTGATTCTTAGTGTATATGCTGCCTTGCCTGAGTACTGAATGAAGACAGTTCCTTCTTTATCTTCGCTAATCACAGAACTTGTGAAATTCGTCGGCAGGATGTTTCTACTCCAATCTTCAGTTATGTTTGCGAAATTGTTTACGAATACTAAATTGTCATCCTGAGGAACTATTTGAGCTTGTGTAGAATCAATTATGCAAGATCTAGAAGCTGAGTTTGCTAGTGATGCTGTAGCACATTGTATTCCACCCACTTTTCCACTTTCAAACTTTGATTGCGTAGAGCAGGTTATGAGTGAAGTCTTAGTGATTCCAGATTGTCTTCTAGCAAAACATCCATTCAGATCCTTGATTACAGGAGCAACAACAGTCAAAAGCTGCACAAAACCAAGTGAAGTTTTGACTGGCACTCCAGAAATTAATTCTTTCACTTCTGATGTCTGAACCTGGTGGTCCTCAGTGGTTATCTCAACAAGAATCTCCCAGAACCATTCCTTGCAGTCAAATATCTCATATGATAACCTTTTGGAATTGTCCAATTCAATTTTGTAGAACTGGCAAGCTTGGCTTGGGTAAAAACAACCTTTGCCCCAGAAACCTGTTACTCTCAAGCAGCCACCAATGCCTGCTTTCTTTTCATCTACTGAATCAACAGGTACTGTATCTGACACTTTCACTCTCTCACAAACATCATTTACACAGTCTCCAGCATTCCTGCACCTGAACGTATTATGAAGCTTAAACTCTGGCTCCACAGTGTGATACAAAATGTTTCTTGAGCACTTCTGTCTCAGTCCCTTAGTCTTAATTTTAACTAACTGAGAAAAATGTCCCAAAGGATCAGTCAACCTCAAACAAGATTCTTCTCCCAGTGAGGATAACGGAATATCAGTGACACTGGAAATAACACACTTCATTACATTATTTGAGTTTGTGACACAATCATTGGATTTTGACGTCAGGGTTATGCTATTCTCGCACCCAAGACAGACTGGAACACTAAAGATTGCAACCAAGAATAGTAAATCCACAGCTCTATAAGGCTTCACACTTTTAACTTCTTTTAACTCTTCTTCTTTCAGGATATTGTTCATCTTGATTGTTGTCTCTTTGACCTTCTTATTAGTGACTCTCAACATTAGTTTTGTTAATAGCTTGAAACACCTCCAAATCGCTTTTGATGGTATGAGGAGCAGCAGCAGCAGCAACTTTGCCAATGTGTAAAGTGTGAACAATAGAGGGATTGTGAGTATTAAGGCACTCACTCCTGTTATTAGAACAACCCAATTCACAAATTTGTAGCAATGTGGATTGGCAAATCTTGTCAAGCAAACATCACAAGTGAGAGATTCGCACGTGTGGCTGTCAGAGCAGGTGACCTTAACTATTCTCTTGCCTTTCCCATCGGACCTAAAGTAATGGATTATGAAGTTAGTTGAATGCTTAAATTCTTCTGGAACATTATAAACGAAGTCAGGCTTGTTTTCAATAATCACTCTGCAGTTATTTTCAACACAGAAATGAAGTATGTCAAAACTCATGTCTCTTTCAATCTTGATCTTGAAGGACGAGCATGTAGCCTTACAAGAAGAGCACTCAATCTCCTTCTCTTCCTCTACAGGTATAGTAACTGGCCACTCTACACTTAGAGTTGCATCTACTCCAAACCTTGAATCCTCTACTTGAACGAATAGCTCTGAACAATCATGGCAATAAGAGCATGAGCAAGTTGCACTGGGCCAACTTCCAAAATTGCTGATGTAAGTTTCATCTCCCTTGCACCTTGTGCAATTGTTTTTACATCCAGTGCAATCATAATAACATAGATTGGTTACATCCTGTCCATGGGCTATTAAAATGTCTTTGTCGGAGGCTCTCCATTCCTTATCCAACAAAAATAGAGTGAACCTTTGCATAGTTTTTATTGGTCTGGAACAGGAACCAGTTGCATCATATACATGCCCGTTGATTGAGCAATAATGCTTATTCATTAGCCTCAAATCTGTTGGTAAGTCCTCACTAGTAAATCTCCCAGAAATTAATGACATTCTCAAATTGTCAACATTTGATGTACAGATTGGAGTTTTCACAGATTTTTTGCAAACTTTTTCTGAAGTTAAAACGGTATCAGCATCATTACAGAACCTTAGCGTTACACATGGTTTGCCTTCTTCAAGTCCAGCTGCTATTATAGTTTCTGAGTCTTCTCTCTCAGCTGCACCATGCTCTAGAGACTGAACATCTTTGCATTTTTTATTGATTGTAACGAAAAGATTAAGCATCAAATTCCTAGAATGTGGGATCTTAGAAAAGCAAGAAGAGTTATGGTGCCTGTTTACAGGATCTCCTATTTCTTTCATACATTTTCCACCTGACAATCTCTCAGGTAGAACATTTCTCTTCTTTCTTAAAGAAGCTCTCATGTGTCCGCACGGCTCTTTATATTCAGTCATTGTATTATCTAGAATGAAATGCTCACTAGTTGTTGAAGCATAATCCCCTAGTAACTTAGCCAATCCCATTACTTGATTTTGCATGTCATAATTTTCACCAACATACCTTACGTAAAATCTTGCAAAATCACTGATGGAATTACCTCCTTTGTAGTCGTATACATTCTTAGCTATACTTAGAATGTCTGCTCTCTTGCTTGCGGCTAGTCTTGACAAATTTGCCATTGACTCTACAGTCCTACACAAATCAGGAGTAACGTGTAGCTCTCTAGTGACCAATGGAGCATAGCTGGGCATATTCTGGAGAGGAGACACAACACTTCTCTGATCAACACTGTTAGCGTCAAATTCCTCGAACTCTTCGTTTAGCTGTCTCTGATCAGCACCCATATTTATGATTATCTGAGTAGTGTCAATTGGCATTGCTGTTTTTATTTCTGCTTTGTTGTTGTTGATCTTATTTAGAACCTCATTAACCTTCTGATGTAGACCATCCATTGGTGATAACAAACGGTCCAACTTCTTGTCCAAGATCTGGTTCCTTCTTAAGTCGCAGTTAGCTGCCGCATATATCGTTCGAATCAAAACATCGCTAGCACCCTGATTTGCAAGGGAAGCTTCCAACTTATCGAGGTCATTTATTTTGATATTTATCTCTCTAGCACCATTTGCCAACTGCAGAGAAACGCAGATGCTGAACGACACAATAAACATTGAAACGTTCATCTTCCAGT